GGAGTGTTATCCTTGTGTAGGATAAAAAACTCGCTGTTTACTCTTAGATTCTGAAAAGGCATAATTTATTAACTCTTTAAAGAGCGGGATTACTCCCGCCCATTATTTTAAACTACTCCGGTAAGAATTTGCAATGTGTTGCTACCTGATTCGTAGTAGCACAGATAAATTCCGGTACCGGTAATATCCGAAGCAGTAACATCTGCGCCGGCGATCGTAGTCAGTGCTTGAGTAGCACCGTTGGTATCAAACACTACCGGCAATGTACCGGTAGTACCGGAAGGGATCGGCTGTGCCAAACGGAACAGAATCAATCCGCTAAATGGAGCAGAAAGGAACGGATGATTCCGGAAAGAGAAACGTACGTTGGTAGTACCTACGGTAACACCTGTACTTTCCAATCTGGGAATACCATTCTTATTTGCCATGATAAAAGGACTAATGAATGCCATATAATGCCTCCTTCCTTTTATCCCCAACCATTAAAATTGCCCCATGCCCCAATACCATTGTAAAGACCATACTGAGCTGCAACGCAAGAAGGAATCCCTACAACCGGACTATAAGGCACCTTCGCTACTTCCGGCTGGTTACATTCGATTTTTGCAAGACGAGTACTCAAATCATTTAAAGCTGCACCAAGAGGAGCCGTTGCCTGTCCGACAATCTGAGAGGTCATAGCAGAACTCTTAAATGTGCTATTCTCCTCACGAAGTTTATCAATCTTGTTCTGCATTTCACGCATTTCAGCCGCACGCTGTCCAGCAAGAATCTGCTGTGTGCTATCCTTGATGGAGTTTTGCAGGTCACAGGTCTGTCTTTGAGTCTCGTATGCAACGGAAGCAAAGCCTCTTTCCTGACCAGTCGCAACACCGTTAATGGCATTTTGCAATGTGTTCGTTTGCTGACAGATCGCCAGACGGTTTTCGCAGCAGCATGAAGCAATCTGTTGAGCGATCTGACAGTTACCCTGCTGGATAGCATTGATAATCTGCATTGAGCTTTGACCAACCTGATTTCCTACCTGTTGCACCTGTGACATTACCCCATTGATAGCATTCTGAACCTGACCGATTGAACAGTTCAAATTAGTAGCCAGATTGTTGATTGCCTGTCCGTTCCCCTGAATTGCACTCATAAGTAACTCCCTTCCTGCATCGTTGTTAATTAAGTTAGGGATACCGGCTCCAGCAAATCCGCCACCGTTTCCGCCATCTCCATTGTTTCCCCAGCCATTGCGTCCAAACAATGGGAACAGGAAGAACAGGAAGATTATCCACATGAACCATGATCCATCTCCGCCAAATCCGCTGTTGTTCTTTCCTTGCATAGCAACCAACAAGTTCGGATCAATACCTTTCTGTTGCAATAGAGGAGCCAGCATGGCCATCATTCCACTACCGCCACCGTTCCCGCCTGACTCCGGGAAAACGTAAGTCTTTGTTTCACTCATATTAATATACAATTATAACACGGTCAATATTAACCGCATCACAAAAGTATATAATAGGGACTGTGTAAATCAGAGCTCATTTTCAAGCGATTTGCGAATATTTTGCAGATATATTGCAATCATTTTGTTTGCCAGTTTACGGCTTTCAAAAGTAGATATAAGATAACGGATACTAGCGGATGTCTTGTGAAGCAAAGTCGCTATTTGTTCAGGATATAGCCCGTATTCAGTAAGGAAGAATACTACAATAGAACGGGCGTCAACAACTTCAGTAACTTTACTTGATGAAAGGATCAATTCAGTAGAAACTTCAGTTTCTTTTCCAACAATATTTAGAATATCGGCAAAAATCTCTGACTTACACATAGTAATTTAATTTTTTGTTGTACTTTTGCCTTTGCCAATCGTACTCAGTACCAAATAAACAAAAGCATATATAGGAATGTTAAGGATATTATACCCCCGACACTACCTATGTATGCTTTTGGTATGCTAAAAAGTTCGATTGGCGTCAACTTTCAGTGTTGGGGGTTCTTTTTTACTCTATCCCCCAAAAGAGTTACATTTGTTATGATAACCGGCCTTCTACTTTACCGGTAACTTAGTGCTTAATAATCATTCCGAGATGTTCCTCGAATTGATCCTGAATAATCAATTAATGTCTCATTTTGTCCTCCTTTCTTAAACATTTTCCGCAGTCAATTGTTATATCAATAAAGCTTAAACTTTTCATACCGGAAACGGTCTGTGAAGATAGTGCCGGTATTACCACATAAATAAGTTATAACTAACTCCACCACCAACATACAATCCACCTGGATAACCGTAGCCTACTTGCAGGCCAAGCCCCCAGCGTTTTGGTTTTAGAGTAATGATTTCCTTTTCCCTGTAGACTTCCATAAAGTCAAGGCTGGGCTTATAACCGCTAACCACTGCCCGGTAATTATCAGTCTTATACTCTTTGCTTGTTATCGGTATAAGTACCGGAGCCGAATCACCTTCTACGGTCCTATCGGTAGTGGTATCTATCAGGATCGGTAAATATACCGTATCGGTACGCTTTAAGGTTTCCTTTACCGGTCTGGGAATGGTATCTCTTATTGTATCCCGAATACGTACAGTATCTCCCTTAATGTACACCGTTGATGGATCGTGCGGATTACAACGCATCCACACGACCAAACCTATAAGCAGGCAGACTAATATCCAAGGGAGAGATTTCATAGTGTCTCCTTACTTGCCCAAGCCGGACCCGACAACAAAACATTCAGATCATCACCTTCGTAGACAGGATAAGGAAAAGATAGCTCTTCCGATCCGTCATCAGCAATAGTCTTAATCATCTTATGAGGAAATAACTCAGCATAGTGCTGACATTTCATCAAAGTTTCACTTTCATTTACACTCTTGCGAGGAACAAGGTTACGCTTGTCTATCTCATCCTGAGGGACCTCTTGCAAGTCAATTGTTGGGAATACTGTGTATTTCATAAACTTTACTATTTAACCAACTATATAATATCTATTGGGATATAAAATTCAGTGAGTTATGCATAAGTTTGCTCTCTTACTTCAAGTTCAGCTCCTCCCCCATTGTCAGCAGGCGCACCAATCCTGACAAGGCTGACTTTTTTTGCGTTTTTATTGATAATGACCACATCGAATGCCTGTTCATTTATTGTTCCATTAGTTCGCTTACCATAAATATAAGAAGCCCTTTCACCAATCTCATCACTATCCGCATTAGCCTTGTCGCAAGTTGTGGAAAATATTGGTATACCACCATCTGTCTTTTTCATTAAGTCCATATGCGTATGCCCCTGCAACATACACGCAACATTTCCACTATGCGAATCACATATATTAGCTATCTGCTGACCAATAGATGTTAATGTAGGAGTCCAAGATGTCGGATAATCATCAGACATATAATAATGAGCAACAACAACTGCAAGATAACCGTCTGGCATATTCGCTAGGGTATTGTTTAACCAAGTAGCCTGCGTTTCCTCAAATTTACCTGCCGAATCATCAGTAAACACCGAAAGGAACACATACCTCATTTTCTGGACAGTGTTATCTACATAATAGTAATTTGTATTTGCATCGCCTATAACACAGTCTGTCATGCCACTTTGTAATGATGACCATATTTCTGCGTCCGTGATATTGGTTTTTACCTGCACCCCATCTTCTTCAAAATAATTCATATATTCGTGATTGCCGATGGCGCGATATATCTTATTGCTTAAAGAATTAAACGCCAAGTTACAGTCTATGTTCAATCCGTCTGCATAATCTCCTCCCATTATAACTCTTGGCAACGGAACTCTGCTTGAAATGTAATTAATGAGCGCGGGGGAGTTTTTAGTATTGCGGAGCCAATGGATGTCCGTGATGAATACAAATGCATCGTAATTGCCTTGCGCATCCGCCATCTTACCTCTTATCGTTGATAGCTTATCCTTAAGGTAATTATCCTTCAAATAATATGCAGGTACAGGTTCGCTTCTAGTTTTTCGTATCTTAAGACCTGTATAAGTAGCATATAATGCACTCATACCGCTTGTTGTCGGGTACAACCTTACAGACAAAGCTTCATATAACAAAGAAGGCAAAAAAACTATTTTACCCGCACCCATTGACTTAATCTCAGTTTTTTCACCGTTTTTCGTAAAACCATAAATTTGTATTGATCTAGCAGAAATAGCATCTTTTATGTTATCACAAGAAATTTCAACCTGTTCATCAGCCGCAACCCCGAATCGGGCGATATCCTTATAGATATAAGTTGCTTTATCTCCTCCTGTATTATCGTTATTTACATCCTCTCCGACAAGATACTCGTTATAATCAAGTATTACGCCATCTTCAATATCCTTATCGTGGTATTTAGTTAAAGATATACCATCATAAATGTAAATAATTCCATTATATTTATACAATACACCTCTATCCAAGATATTAGTTTCTTCTGTATCAAATGGGGCTATGGAGCAACATCTATATATCTTATTTCTGGAGGTTGAATAATATAAATCACCGATTTTCCAATCGCTATAAATGGCAGATGAAGCACCAATTCCAACCAGTTCAAACAATTTATCCTTACCATCAGCATAATCTTTTGCCTCTTTAATAATTAAGTTTGAGAAATCTGCATATAACTTGATTGTTCCAGACATAAGCACCGATGATCCTGTTAAGTAAATCGCTATAGCTTCAACATCGGAAGTAATATCTATCAATGTATTTACATTTAATGCGGGGCTCCTTGTCTCATCTGTATACCATAAGTACACACTAGGATTCGAATTTATTATTCCATCTGCATCCACAACATTAAATGTCACCTGAGAATCCTTTTTAATTATGCACGGGAACTTTACATCTGGTTCTACAGATAAACCCGCAGTTAGTGCTATATTTATCGTAGTTCTCCCTCCTGCTATTTTTTGCGCGTACGCAAGATTGTCAGAAACGCATTTAATACTTTCGTTTATCTCGGGAATAGACGTTGAAAGTGTTTCTACATCGTCTTCAACCCCATAATACTTGAATGAGGTGATAACATTTCCGGCATTATGACCTGTAATATAATATGCATAGCCAGTAATATCTCCACTTGTATAGGAGAATAGAGTACGCAGACTATCGTAAGTAGTCTTATTCTTGATAGTTCTGCTTATCCGCATACCGTCATTCTTATAAATATAGAATGTCAGCATACAACCCGGCTGGAAAATAGCATCAGCATCTACATATAATCCGACATCTTCTCCATCTGCAAGAGTGAAATCCCGATTAACATATTCGCCATTGGCAGGTATTGCGTCAGTATTGCTTCGTGTGTATCCAATTTTGGAAAATACTTCCTCAAAGTTCCCATCAATCGCAGTTGCTAAAGTACCCCATGATTTTTCAGAGTCTTTTGCTATATCAAATATCTTTTCCATAACTTATTCGTTTTTAATTAATGTTTCATTTGAAATTAAAGTCTCGTTGTCTAACATTGTCAAGTAGCTGGAGATAACTATGTTGATCTTCTGTGGAGACTTGGTGATCTTTCCGGTTATCTCGTAGGTTCCATTGTCTCCAGAGATGGATATGTCGCTGATGGCATTGGATGACACACCGACCAGCTTATCTGTTTCATTTGACAAGGTTATAGTGATAGTTACTCTACTACCTTCGGCAATGTATTCTCCTGGATTAACTGAGTAGGAGATTGAAGAGTAAGGGATGTTACTCTTTACAATCGGTCTAAACTCAATCATATCCGGATAAAGCGTTCCTGCCTTGTACTTTCTCAACTGTCTCTCTAGCAAGAATTCGGAGAGACTGTAGGGGAAGAGCATGAGTGACCAAAGGGCGAGTTTGGAGAATCTGCTACCACCATCTCTAATTGTTCCCAGCCACATAGAATCACTGTCAATGCCTGCACCTGCTTGGATGGGATTACCATTATAACTATATTTAGTTTGATAAGTAAATGATTCTTCGTTCAACTTATCATTATTCATCAACGAGTTAACTGTGCCAAAAGAAAAGGCGCTAGAGCGAGAAGGATTTCGATTAAACGTCTGCTCTAAAATAAAAGCACCGCCATTACCAACTTTAGATTTAGAAACAATAGAGCCAGTTTCAGTACTTGTTACAGAATCATCATATAACCATTTACGAAGAGCAGCTACCGTATAGTCCTTCAAAACAGGGAGACCGGTTACCTTGCCGAAGTCGTTGATTCCGTCTAGGCTGAGAGCGTGTTCGATGGTGGGGAGGACTTCGATGGTAATATCCAAATCTATATTTTCTGGGTTAACTTTAAATCCTATCCAAACATTAGATAAAATTTCTTCTGGGACAAATATAGTGCTCTTAGGACAAACATATTCTCCATCTTCAGTGATTCTAATCGAGGTAATATCACTAACATTATCTTCCGAAACATAATTATAAACAACATTTTGACCTTCTTTAAGTCCGGTTACTTTGAGTTTAAAAGTAGGAATAGAAACTTCATTAACTGTTCCGTCTTTATAAACATAAGTAAACAATAAGGCTAAATTATCATCTGCTTTTGTGAGGTGGATAGAATTTCCAGTAAGCTCAAATATAAAATCAGTATTATTACTACTAGCCATTTTACCCCAAGTTTTATTAGCACCAAACACAACCGGATAGCTATTGATACCACTCTCCCCTTCCCAACCGATATTGTTTAACTGGATGTTGTGACCGTTTATGAAGTCGATCAACTGATCGTTAAACTCAGCGTGGTTATCGTTGGTGATACCTTGCTTCTTGATGTTATAGTACAATTGAGGCTTGATAATCTGTCCCGGACGGTCTAAATTGTAGTAAGCTATAATCTGGTTGATTTCGTCTGTAGTCAGGACTTTGTTGGCGATGAAGCCTCCGGCGTAGGCAATTTGAGATAATTCGCTTAAATATCCACCTGGAGAAGTACACCCACAAACCGACAATTTTCCATTAAAAACTGATTGATCTATATTATTACTTTTAACAGTATTATAGTCAGCCTTATCTCCTAATATATTATATATACCTGTTAGGGTTGTACCATCATAAGTATATCCATAGATACCTGTTTTACCAATATCTGAAATATTATTTCTAAAATACATCCTAGTAGAACTGTCTTTTTGATAATTAATATAATTGGTAAAACCAAGATTGTTTTTAGGATCAAAAGAAATCTGATGAATAATACTCACCACGGTAATCTCATTACTACCCTCCAACATCTCAGATACAGGCTTGACAGACTCGATCATGTCGTCTACTCCGTCTGTACATAGCCAGCCTTCGAAGTCGGTTCCCGGTAATCCATATCCACTGCCCTCCGCAAATCCGAAGTTCAGCAGGCGCATGTCGTTCCCGTTGCCGGACAAGTCCTTCAAGATTGCCCGGTCAGTGTCGTCGTTAGTCTTGCCCCAGGTGGATATAGCCATCTTGACGTGGCTGAGTAATTCGGGGTCGATGTAGGGACGACCGGAGCCGGAAGAAGCTACCGGAACTCCCAAGCGTATCGCATTCATGCGAATAGGATCAAGCCCTATCGCATCAAGCTTAATTGGATTTAATCCTATTGCGTTCATCACTCTTCTGATTCAAAAATAGAAGCCTTTACCGGTTCCGTTTCACATTCGATTTTGAGATATTGTCCGGGGATACAACCGACAACCGGACAAGCAAACACTTTTGTATAGCCTCTACTCGGCAGTGGAGAGTAATTCTGCCCGTCATAGCTTATATACACCCAAAGCTTACCGCCTTTTTCAAATGTAATCTGCAATCCTACTTCCGCAGAATTTACCTGAACGGCATCGCTTACATAATTCTTCTCACCCTTTGTAAAGGTTATAGATGTTTCTTTCATGATTATTCCTCCTATTTTTTTGCTGTTATCACTGTATTTCGTAAGAAATTCGGATACTCTGCCCGCACATCAAAACAAGGACACGCCTTGATAAATTCTGCCGGTTCCACCTCACCCGATCCATCCAGATCAGGTGAAGCATCTCGATGACCGAGCAGCTCGATGATATCATACTCTTTACAGAGCTTCGCTATCAATTCGCGCAATGCCGTTTTTTGCTCGACAGTACGGGTATCGGCCGGTCTTCCACTCGCGTCCATACCACCGATGTAGCAGATACCGATACTGTGTTTATTATAACTAATACCGGAAAAACCTTTTGTGTTACAATGCGCTCCGTCAATGGATAATGACCGGCCGTTTTCTACGGTACCATCTAAATCAATTACAAAGTTATAGCCAATTTGATTAAAGCCACGCGCCCGGTGCATCCGGTCAATATCCTTAGCTCGCAAGTCTTGCCCGGCACGTGTTGCCGAGCAGTGGATAATTATTGAGTCTATATCTTCTCTTTTCATATACTTTCCTCCTATATAATTAAAATCAATACCAATATCTGAATAACCTGACCGATAAGACCTCCAATCAATGTCGCAGCAATATCCAGCCAGTCCCATTTGCCACCCCATTGTTTATCCTTGAATTCCATTCCTGCCGCCAATCCTGCGACAAACAAGATGGTAAGTAGTACACCTGCCGGGATAGCGTAAAGCAGGTGCTTAGGACGGTTACTTTCTTTGATCCAACTCATGATTTTCTTCTTGAATTATGTCTCTCACATCTTCTTTGTCAACCTTGAACACCTTCTTTCCAAAGACTCCCAAAGCTCCAATTACATTTATATTGACCCCCTTTGGTTTCAATATATTGCCGACAATCGAACACCCTTCGATGAAGCATACCAATAAGCAGGAATACACATCAATAGGATATTCGCTATGACTTGCCACAGTGATCATGCAGACCATGCAGACAAAGGCAAAATAAGTAACCATCTTTCCCATAGTAGCGCGAATTGCACGAGAGAATCTGACTTTTTCACCCATTAGCATACTTTTTCTGACACCGAAGAGAAGATCACAAAGGATTACCGCGCATGATACAATCAGCCACGGAATCATATTCTGCAATGACTCGGAAACAAATGCGGTAGCGATTGCCGCAAATCCGCCTGTAGTTGTATGTACTATAGCTTCCTTCATAGCAAACAAGTCAAGTAAACGGTTAGCAATGAAATTAACTCAATCCAGAACATCGATTTGCATGCCGTCAGGTCCCATATAAGGTTTCCTGACCAGTTCTTGACTACAAACGTTATCGCGTAAATCAGAAATGCAGCCCATAGCAGCAGCCAGTACCACGAATTGCATCCTACCCATATCTGGGAGAATACAAGCGACATCACCGCGCCGGCTATATGAGCTTTCTTGTGCGCTCCTCTAAAATTCGGGGATACTCCCAACACGATCATTCCGACTACAGAAAGAAAGATCAGGAACTGACTGTTTTCTGTACTTGCATCCAATGCGGCCGGAAGCAACAGCAAAGACGGGAGAATCATGCATATACCGAACCAATACCTGTTACTCAGAATGTAATAGGTATCGGAAATAGAATAAGGGATGCCCTTTGTCTTGTAAATCATCACACCGACATAAGATGCGAAAACCAATAATGATAGTAGTGTCAAAATCATAGTTTTATCTGTTTATAATGAAAACTCTAGTTTATTCGGATAACCGGTCTTGTAGTTGTAAGACTCGACTTCCTCTCCCGTCTGCAATCCCCGAACTATAGCAATATGCTGCTGCGTCACATTATAGCAATCAAGAGCATATAACTCTAATGAGTTCAGCATAAGGAGAGCACTTGAAACAGGTATCGTATACTTTACCGCATCAAACCACAAAACAGTATCCAGTCTTCCAGCCTGCTTCTCAATATTGATTGAATTAACAAGACCTACGCGGTCCTCTTTGGTAAGCCACATTCTCTTTCCGGAAAGAGTGAATAAATTCACAGCGTCTGACTTGTCATAAGCATTAATATCCGCTATCTTCATCTCTTTTAGTTCATCAAGGGTATACTCACGATTGACTAAGAAAGGGAAGCCATTCTCATCTTCTCTTATCTCTTTTCCAGAAGCCTGACCATCTATCAACTCTTTCCAATGAGATATTTCTATTTCTATGCTACCTTCTACCGGTTCATCATAGAAACCTTGTTTCCAGTACATTTTTTGCTCTTTCATAATAATTCTTTTTATTTCCAACGTCCGACTGCAATCCAATAAAACATTGCTGTATTAGTCCCCGCGTTAGCTGCCTGCTGATACTTGTTATTATACCCAAAATAACTATAGCTAATATTAGTCCAGTTGGCTATCCACGAAGAATCATTGCTTGGGTTTCCATTATTACAACTCATAGTTATGGAATAATTAGCATCATGAAAAGAGATAGGGAAATAAATAGTACCAGTAGAAGCTCCGCTAGTTTTCTTCCCCCACTGAATCAGAAAGCCATTGTTAAACTTAGCATATCCGTTCTGACCTAATGATACAGTCATAGCGTTAGACAAGTCTGCCTTTGCTAAGTTGGGAATCATGTTTAGCAATTCTACAACTCTATCCCCTGTAAATCCGCTATTATAATCACTCATGCAAACTCTTTTTTAATCACATTAAACGTACTTCCATCTGACAACAAGAAACGTCCTTCAGCAACAGCAAATGCCTGTCTCTTGCCTATTTGGGAGATGGTAGTGGAGACAGATGCCTGTACTCCACTATTAGTTGTCCTAAACACAACAGTCTGCTCCCTGTCGAGTCCTTCGTTGGCAACATCGCTTGACACGCTTGCGGTTCCATTTGAACCGGGAGTGATAACGATGTTGCCTTTTCCTTCTTTCCAAGGAATCTGCATGCTCATTATGCGGCAGTCCAAGAAGTGTTAGACGTAACATTGACGGATACAGCAGATCCACTCTGAGGAATAATAATTTCCGTCGGAGAAACAGACAATGTAGCATCACCGGCAGCCTGTTTGATAGCAATCTGAGCAGCCTGTCCTCCATTCGCTGTTACCTTTAAGATTCTAACGACCTCTTCGATAGTATCGTTTTTAGGAAATTCCAACTCGATAGAGAAAGGAAATTCCGCAGTAGCCCCCGGGTCACCGGTAATAGTAGCCGCATTGTTAGTCTGAGTTCCATTCGCGCTATACTTTGTAGGCAACGTTACATCTGTTACGCTTCCCGCCCACGCAAACGTCAATTTCGAAGAGTTTGTTTTACCCTCGACGGTCACTGTTCCTGCTGTTTTAGGAGCAGACATCTCAGAACCATTATCAAAGGAAGCAAACTCAGACTTCGGTGACTGAGTTACCTTATAGGTCGAAGGAGTGGATACACCGACACCGGTCACCGTTACTGTTCCTGTACGGGCAGTACGCCCTGTGTGAGCGTCTGCGCTATTTGCAATTGTCCCGTTACCTGATCCGGTAGACGGATTTAACTTTAACCAACTAGGTTTTGCCATAATACAAAATTTAAATAAAACAATTAATTAACTATATCATTCTTCTCGCACAGCATGCCATACCACATTGGACAACACATCGACATTATCCTCAAAGTTGTTCGAAGGCATCAGCCATATGTAATCAGGGTCAACTTTTAAATAAGCCTGTTTACCAACATCACAGACAACCCCTATCGACACCTTCATGCCCGTTGCCGAAGCGGAAACCTTCATCTCATCCGCTTTGGCCGAGACATTTCCAATGCCCTTGACAGCCTCGATATGTACAGATATGCATCCCATTTTACACTGTCTTTATACCGGTATTCATCTTATCTACCTCTACTCTTGTTCCGCCTTCATAGTCGGAGTCAGGAAGGTAAGCCGTAGTCTCCAGCCAGATTTCCCCCGATCCGATTATCTTTGTGTCTATGTAGCAGGTGTAGCTATTCTCATTGACGCGGATCATCTCAGACTTCTTTATTATCTGTGACGCATTCGAACAGTAATAGACAAAGAAGCGGCATGAGAAGTCTATATCGTCCATCGTCAATCCAGAAGGAAGGTCGATGGAGATGACTGTTTTAATTATCGTTCCTTTTACTCGCATATATGTTATTTTTTTAAGTCTATTTTCATAAGTTATTATATTATGCCGTTTTATTCCTTCCTATAACTACGACCTCAAATGCACTATTAATCCATCCCTGGTCTTTATGAAATGTCTTTACTGTAAAAGTATTGGACTGTTTATCGGATATTATACAAATAGTCCAATTTTCATTTACCCCTGTAGCTATTATAAAATAATCAGTATGATTTAAATCGTGCCGAAAGACATAGTTACCTGTATCCGTCCTGCTGACACTCATATAACACCCATCCCCCCATCTGTTTGATATACCACCTGCTCCTGTGATGCGTCCAGCCCATAACGCTCCCGGAGCATTCCATTTTTCGCCTTTTCTCTGAATAAATTCATGCGATCCAGCGCTTGAAATCGCATTAGATGCTCCATTACCAAGAATACTTAATACGTCTTTACCCGAACCTCCACTAAGACTCACAGCAGATCCTTTGTCATTTCTTACTGAAAGTAGCGCAGCAGCAGGATTTCTCATTCCATACTCATTTATGCGAAGGAAATGAACACCATCCTCTTCAATTAAGATTGATCCATTCTCATTTAGAGAAGAAAGCGCATCACCCTCAATTTTAAAGCCCGCTATTTTCCCACCATCGGCCTCAATAGTTCCTTTGAATATGTACTTCTTAGTTAACGGATCAAGTTCAAAGACTATCTCATTATCAACCAGTGCGAAAATTCCGGTACGCTTTTCTCCGTCAACTGTGATACAATCTCGACCAATAGCAACTCCGGTCAGTTTACCATTGCTATCCTTCGTACCAGAAAACATCTTTGGGGATACGATATACTCCCCGTCAATCTCTGTCTTATTATTATTCCATTGTTCGACCCAAGGGAGTAGATTCGCGTCTTTTCCGTCCTCTCCCGGAATACCAGGTTCACCCGGTTTACCATCCTTCCCGTAATGACCAAAGAGACGATAGTTCTTATACTCTCCCCACTTTCCATCTTGCAGAGTACGCTCACAAGTGTACTCATAAGGATAAGTTTCCGATGCTCCACGAGGATTATCCACCCACCAGAGCACATCTTCCCAGTATGTTTCATTAGTCGGAACAATCCCCGAATGCGCCTGAATAGCTACCTTGTATACATCATTGTATTTTACTATGTTACCTGCCGAATAGAATTTTGAGCTACTGTATTCAGGAGCATCACCAATGTATTCGTTAACATATTCGTTGGATGCCGGAAGGTCAATAACATTACGCTTAGACTTTGCAAGCAGGTAAACCTGCTCCTCGGTCTTGGAGTCCGTTGGGAATATGACAGGTTCGCTCCAGGAAGGAGTTGTTTTACCATCAATCACTGCAGTGGAATACCAACAGGTAGTAGGATCGAGCATACGAAACTTGACTCTGTCCTCGTTACTACTTGTGCTGCTGTCTTTCGTGTATACAATTTCAACAAAGTGACTGCCGGCTGTAGGCACTGCAATATCCACCACCGCATTGGTTACTCCACTTCCCTCCCAGGCATGTTCGTTGGAACTGCTATATGATGTATCAAGGGCTTCTACGATACCTTTGTCGTAGTTCTGCTCAGATGATACATCAATCTCTATATGTATCATCTGATTAGCTCTTCTTGTCGTAAACGACACTCTTTGCTTGTATGTCGAGGAATGAGATGTAGGAGATGGAGAGACATAGTAATCACCGTCTTTTGTAAAGTTACCCGAATAAGAGAAGGTAATATCCTCCCGATCCGGAGAAAGGGACCATCCTGCCGGATTTGTACCGGTAGGCGTAGCAGGCTTTCCGAAAGCATACTTATACCGTAGCTCCGTATATTTACCCGGTAATCCCTTGAATCGTATAGGATCACCCCATGTGCCGGAAGAAGCGCTTGAAGCGACCTTCTGAGAAATCCAGACAACATCTTTTGTTGCGTTAGTGTGCCATCCTCCGCTTGTCCCGCTTCCGGTCGGACGGGATGGTTCATCTTCGCTGTCATGGTATGTAATGAAAACACTCAGGCCATCCGTGCCGTCAGTACCATCTGTTCCGTCCTGACCGTCCGCAACCATCAACTCCCAAGCGGCGCCGTTATAGATATAGACGATACCATTACTGGTATTGCGATAAGCCCAGTTTTTTTGAGGATTGGCAGGAGCGCTTGATAAATCCCCTTTCCACGTAATACTGAGCCCGTCTTTACCATCTTCACCATTTATACCGTCAAGCCCCTTCTTCCCGTCTGAGACAACAGCAATCGTTTCGCGGTCGATCAGTACTACTCCCGATGTTTCATTGTAAAGCCGGAACTGTATCTTATCTGTTATCCCGGAGACGGATATTTGCTTATCCGGAGTATAGCTAGTCGCATTTCCTGAGTCTATAATATAATCCATTGAGTAGCCAACTGGCAGAGAGGATACGACAGTAGAAGCTCCGTCGGTCTTCATCACCCGGCAGGATATATTCGAGACATCACTGTTCCCGTCAGCATCTCTCTTTATGATATTGGTCGATGGCTGAAGCGAGTAAATGACCGCGTTCTGACCATTTGTTCCGTCAGTCCCATCCTCTCCATTCTCCCCCGGCTTCACTTTGTTTATCGATAAATGCAGGGTACGTTCATACTGAGAACCTTTGTATGTTACCCGTCCCGTTATGGGTATACGAATTACATCAGCCACCGCAGCAGTAATAGCTGTTACCTTAACTATCCCTGTGCTACGATCAGCCGTTGCTGTCACGCCTGTGATGCTGCCTACAGAAAGAGAATCAAGAGGAAGCTCGGTTGTTCCGTAGAACATAGAGAATGTTGTTGTGACAGGTAAACCGAATACCACCGTCCCGTCCAGAGAGCAAGCTACAGACTGCATTTCATCGTCAAGATCAGCAGAGATGCTTCCTTCTCCGTCAAGACCATTCTTACCATCCTCAGTCATCACATACCATGCGCCATCCTGGTATACGTAGCATTTCTTGTCGGTAGTATTACGATACCAGTATCCGTTCTGAGGATTTGCCGGAGCAGAAGAGAATTCCCCCATAAAAATGAGGCTTGTACCGTCTTTGCCGTCAGTACCATTCGTACCGTCTTGCCCGTCTTTACCCGGTTCGCCCTTGAGATTTTCCTTTGTTTCCTCGTCCAGATTATCCCACGTTAAGACCACTCCCTTCATGGAGCACACATATTTTTTTTTCGATGCGTCCCAATACCACGAAATGGCACCTCCGGCTATGTGACCGGATTTATCTGTAGCAAATCGGGCTGATCCGTCTCCAAACTCAGCAGTACCGTCCGGATAGATACAGTAAACGACATGCCCTTTAGAGTCTGTACCTTTGATCATACCATTTTCGCAATAGAAACCCTTAAGCCCGTCTGTTCCGGGAATATCACCGCCCATACGGATTTTCGTACAACCGGCAAAACTCTTGCTGTTGATACCAAACAGAATATCGATTGCAGGCTGTCCACCTTCATCGGCATGCAGATAGATCGCACTCTGACGATTTACATTCTTCGAGTTACCGAACTGGACAATCTCATCACTGACAACCGGAGTAGTCATACCCGACAATGCCGGATCAACAGCCTCCATGCCGTCTGTGTAACCTATACCGCCGGTGAACTCACTGACAGGTATGACGATTGTATCAACACCGTCAATCTTGCGTATTTCGGCTATCTCGACCCAATAGCCTTTAAGGGTACCATTCGTCCAATCCTGGCACCGGATGAAATCGTGTGCGACAAAAGACATCTCATCCTCTATGGTGACCAGCCAGTTTTGTCCGGACTCATCCAGCGTGGCAGTCTTTATACGACCGCATGCCTGAGTGATACCCAGTGCACCCTTCACCGCGCGGATCTTCTGAATAAGAAGCTCAAAAACGACCATTGTTTCGCGAACAACAAGACTGTCTATCTCCAGCTTCCATTTGCCCTTGATATACTCCCACAGCTTCCATCCATGACCGGCAAATCCGGACACGAAGTCTTCGACGTATTCCTTTACGCCGTTCGACAACTTACGTCCTGTCGCTTTCACAGAACAAAGAAATCCGTAGAACTTACCGTTACTTAGTATTGCCATATTATTCTAATTCTTCAATCAATGAATCTTCAACTTCTTCTATCAATTCTCCGCCACGAACTACAAGGCCACCGTTAGCTGCAGAAAATCCTTCCGACACAAATCCCTTACCGAAAGTTATCAATCCTTCTGCTTTGTCATCTTCAATGCTGCTAAGGGAGCGACGTTCAATCTCATCAATAATTCTTTTTGCCGAAAATGTATTGCGATCCGTAGGAACAGTCTTGTCATTCAAACCGATGAGATATATACTCGTTCCTCCACTTCCTGACACAGAACCGGTATATGCCTGTCCCTTGTATGTAAGAGAATCAAGTTTGCTTTCTATCTCGCCTATACGCGAATATGAGGCAGTCTCTCCAACCGTATAAATTGGATGATCGTAAGGAATATCCAGCGGCCACTCAAAACCAATTATTCTGGATTGTCTGCTTTTAGGAAAGAAAGCCTTATTGATCAGGTTAACTTTGTCTCCCACCTCATAGGTGATAATATTCTCATTATTATAGATGAACTCAGGGTCCATATCACAATCGTAGGTGGAAGGATCAATCATAGACTTTTTGACATAGTCTTTTGCCTTTTTCAATAACTCATCTTCGGCCTCCGGAATCAATTCTTCTGAGACATAAGCCGTATCAAAACCATAAAGAACATATGTGTCAGAATCAGCAGGAAACAAAATGTCATCAGGAAGGTAACGGCCGTAATCCTCATTACGCACAATTTCGAAAGTGGTACCGGAATCATCACTCTCCTGCAGAAGTAACTCAAAGTCCAGGCCGGCGAGTTTGCCCGTCTGAAAGGTCAAGCGGAAACTTTCTCCGTCCAGCCGGAAGTCATTTGTAAAATTCTTCAACCCTGCATCCTTGAACGTATAGATACGATACTTGTCTCCGGTTGGATTGTCGTCCTCGTCAAGTTCATCTTCCTCCCGGTATGTTACATTTGATAATGTGCCGACATATTTGGGATGTTCATCTTCAAAGATGACAATTCCCTCTACAGCTTCTTCCTGCGACATCTCCACATTATTATTGTCATCATAATGAGTTTCACCAATGTATATACGTTCTCCAGTAGGACTATAACGGTAAGCATCCACATAAGGAACTTCCTCCGGGAGCATAAGACGTTTCTGGACCACACCATTTAAAGTAAGCTCCTTGTCATCTTTGCTAAAGTAGCTGTCAGGAACCTTTCCCTTAATGATGTTGTCAATTGTATATCTATCACCGAGCGAGGCCGTTACTCCGCTAGGCAATTGTATTACGTTAGCGGAATCACCGATTAAATGGTCCGGATTATATACACAGGAGAATGTCTTACCCGAATTTAGTCCGGAAAGAAAGGTCACTGTAGCATCTGCCGACGATCCTTTGAATAGAGTTATATCATACGAAACATAAGCCGAGAAAGAATCATTCAGAATAGAGGATTCACGGGATGGGACATGTGCGTATATCCTGATCTTTAAATCAGTAGCATTCCCTTCAATCTGCAAAGAAGAAGCGACAGCAAACACAGCAGAGACTTCGTACTGCTGCTCTTGGGATAAGGTAACCGTTTGATTACCTATAGAAACTTCTTTAGTTACACCAGATAATTTATAGACATAAGATGCCCTCAAAACATAATCACCGGCAGGAAGAAAAGAACGTCCTGATCCGATTGAAGGAATAACCGTGGATACATTAATTGATATGCCTTCTCCTGATGAAACCTTATAATCTCCTGCAGGTAACGAAGTTACGATATCAGTGTCATGCGTCCATTCTACATAAGATGCAGTAAAACTGCCACTACCTATACTTTCCTTTACCGGATACTCTTCTTTGTGAACGACGCGACTTGGGAAATACTTTACATCAAGCGGTCTTGCCGTATCGGATATTTCCCTACCGTTTGCCTGCTTGACATCAAAAATAAGATTCTTACGGTAAGTAGAAGGAATGTTTCGCGTTGAACCAAAGGCATAAACACGAGTAGCGAAAACCGTCTGACTATCGCTACGCTGCATGGAGCTTACGTTTACATCCTCAGTATCTGTCAAATCTCCGGCCTTGAAATCTACGGGAGAGCTGTATTCGCAACGTCCGAAATGAATTGTCTTATCAGTTATCCACCATTCACACTCCCATGTCTCCGCCATTTGGGTAAGGGCATCAATCAGGTTTACGCTATCATACGAAACGAGCTTGGAAGTGTTTTCAACCGTAGTGTCAATCTCATATTTAAAATCCTCTTCTCTATATTTGTATCCGAGTGATTTCAGGTTATCAAGGAAGACTTTAAGATGAACGTCAAGAGTGGCTGTCAGGTTCCAGCTCGCCTCGCGACCGGTACTCTCCGGAGTATAGAAAAACTTCTTGTTTTTCCACTTCCAGTAGTAGGCGTCCAGCCGGAGTTCGTAATCATAACCACCGGTTGTAGAATTATAGGTGGGCTTGTACAAGTCTACAAGCTCAAACATGCCAATTTCGTTATCTATACCATCTCCTAGTTGAAAGTAGATAGGATCTGCAAGAGAAAACTTCAAAGTTATATAGTCTTCCTTCATCAGAAGAAAGTGCCGCTTTGATCCTTCGTTGATAGAAGTAGAAAAACGAATGTTGCCGGATATGTCTTTGATGTCTATCATAAGTTTCGTATACCTTCATACGATGTTTGATACAAAAATACAAAAAATGACATTAAAAGTGTCATTCTAATCGTTAATATTTCTATCCATAGGATTAGGTTCTACTATCTTTAATGAAAAGTGGGCGATTCCCCTCATAAACTGAGTAAATTGATTGCATGAAAGATATATTGTGCGATAAACTATATTAGGCTGATATTTAGACCTAATATTTAATACACCAGTAGCCAATTCCTGACAGAAGCTATCATACTTTTCAAAAAACTCATCTTCATTTTTAGCAGTGAG